GCCAATTTATTGCTTTTGTGCCTAATATTTCTAATCTAGTGCCGTCAAATAAAACCCGCATTAATAACACCGCTGGCAAATTTCCAAATGAATTTATAGGAATTGCAACACAATCTAGTAAAACTATCTTATCGTCAGTCGGCAATGCTGTTGTGTTTTTCAAAGCGTCTTTTCGCATTGTTTCAATTAAAAACGGATCTCGAATGTGGTTTATTGAAACTTCTGTCGTGTTATCAACTTGCTCGTTTGCGTGTTGGAATTGTGCCTCTGTATGGACGGAATCAACAGTATTGCTTTCGTCTTTATCGTTTTGAAAATTTTGGTAATTAAATTCTAAAGAAAAATCTTTAAATCTATTGTTAAATTTACGTTCAAATATTGCTTCATCGGGCGAAACATTAAACGCGCCAATATCAATATTTGGATAAAATGCGGAATACTGAAGCAATTGGACTTTGTCATCTAATATTTGGTAGTCTCCATTAAACTCTTTTAAATCGTTCATTTCGTCTTTAAAAACAAAGTTTAAAGGTTTGTCGTCTTTTTGTCTAATCAAGTTACCATTAAAAACAAACTGGTCTTTAAATTCGCCTGTTTGAATGTCGGTTGCTTCTAAATTTAATCCTGAAATACTTTTAATCCCTTGTTGCAAAAAATTAAAATACGTTACTCCAAATATTACGGAATTAACCGCCGTCGATGTCGTTTCCATAGTGATTTCACTACTTACAACCGTTCCATTTATTGCACAATCAGCATTTCCAAAAACACCCCAGTACACCCAAACCGACTCCCCTACTTCTAATCGATCAATTGTATAGGTAAATGTCTCATCTACATTCACCGTCTTTTCTACACTTGAAACGAAATTGTCATTATAAAGAGTTATCCTTTTAGGGTTTGTGTTTTGCGCGGAATATATTTGTCCATAAATTACATATAAAAATACAACTCCTGAACCAGGAAAAGGCCCTTGAGTAACCGTGTAACTCATATTTTGTTTAACACTAACTTTTAAATTCGTCAAAGTGCTTTCTGCACGAATTAATTTATAATTATCAGCCATTGAGGGCGCGTCGTAATCTGGTGCAGTTATAATTGGTTCAAATGCCGTTAAAGTATCTTCTATGTTTGATTTTTCGATAAATAGCGCAAAGTTAAACGCCCGTACTTGGTTTATCGGATCGGTGGAATCTACAAAATCATTAAGTCCTTGCGAGACCCAATTACTAACTTGAATTGTGGGTTTTGCCTTAAGTAAAATTTTGGTTTTTGCTAATGGTATTTGAGTATTTCCAAAGGTATCTACCAATCCAAACACATCAGTTTTAATATCTTTTTTTCTTTCAATCAACGCCCTAGTTGTATCTTGAACTATTGAGCAACTAAAATATTTTAGATTATCGGTTGTGCTTTCAGATATGTCCAAAAGTCCATTATTAAAAGTGTTTACAAAAAATTCAATTTTACTTTCGCTACCCCTTTCTGAAATAGCTTGCAAAATTTCATCAAAACACATTGTAAGATTATTAATCACAACCCCGTTTGGTTGCGTTCTTGGCTCGTCTGCTTTATCAAAATAACCGCTAATAAATTGCAAATCGATTTGTTCGGCACCAATGTTTTTATCCCTGCCAAATCCGTTTGCCCTTTGCGAAAGTTTAAAGCTGTACGCGTCGAATCCAATAGGTTCGGTTATTTCTATTTTTCCAAAGTTTGGACTGACAAAGTTAAGGTAGAATTTCATTTTGTAAATTTAATAATTAATTGCCTTTGACAAACAAACGATTGTTTAAAACTTTTGTTCTTTGGCCGTTGTTTGATTTCCATTTTGTAATTCCGCGCTCGTCAAAGCTAAAACCGCCACTATTACGATTTGTCGATTTAATTAAACGTTCAATTCCTGAATTAAAATCGTCTTTCGTCAATCCGTTACCTTTATTTCCTGTAATTCCTTGAGACAATAAACCTCGCATCATTTGCGTTTGCCATTGGTCGTGCGTGTAAATTTGCGTTCCTTTTGGTGCGTCCATTACAACATCGCGCCCTTGTGGTTTAATTATTTTGCCATCGGGCGTTACAATTGTTTCTTTATAGTTTGCACCTTTTCCGTCGTTGACTAACATTAACCCCCCGTCGTGTTCTCCACCTTCAAAAAATGCTGGTATTTGTTGGCTTGCAACCGTTGCAGCCTGAAACGCTCCAATAACCCCAATAGCAATAGATAAAGGCACATTTGGTGGTGTACTTACCAAAGCACTTACAACTCCTTGAGCTGTGTTTATTAAAATATTAAAAACCGCTAATTTTTTTTGCGCTTCTGCTTCTCTTATTTGTATAGCGCGCCTTCTTTCATCGTATTGCTCGGTTATTGCTAATTGTGCGCTAGTGCTTTCTCCAGCAAACTGCAAAGCGACTTCTTTTTGTTGTTCTAACCTTCCATATTCAGCATCAAAATTTCGCTGACTTGCGCTGTTTATAAAATTAAAAGCTTCTTTTGCCACTTCAGAAATAGCTAAAAATGTAACGGCAAACTTTTCTTGTAATGTATCTGCGCCTTGCATTAATTTACTAAAAGTCCCATCAAAGAATATTTGTAAAGAAGACAAATTTGCATCGGCTAAAAATCCTTCTTGAAAACTTCTGATATAATCGTCTGTTGCTCGTTGTAATTCAATTAAAGCCTCTTTGTTCTGTGTTATTGCTTGATTTTGCTCTTTAAATCTATCAGTGGCAGCTTTTGCACTACCTGCCAAAGAATTTTCACTATCTTTAATTGCATCAATGTATTTTTGCGTATCTTCAATTAGCTTTTGATAATATTGGTAGTCTTCACTGGTATTGCTAAATTGTGTCTGCACCTCTTTTAAAATAGAAACTTGACTTTCTAATTGCATTAAAAGACTTTCGTAAGATTTAGCCTGAGCCTCAATACCTTCTATTTGTACTCGCTTTTCTTTTGTGTTTTTCTTTGTTTCTGCCGTCTCTTCTATTGTGCTTTCAACTATTTTGCTTTCTACTTTTAAAACAGATCGCAACCCTTCAACATAACCTACTAAACGCGAACTTAAGTTATTTAATTGAATTAAGCGTTCTTCATTTTCTTTTTGAATAGGGCTTACTTGTCTTTTATTTGTTTTACTACTTTCGATTTCTGCATTTTCTGATAATAACTTATTAAATTCAGCGGTGTTTTTTGCAATTTCTTTTCTTGTCCTAACGATTGCCTCTTCTGCATACGCCTTTTTTTCGTCCGTTTCCGTTATTTTAGATAATATTTCTTTTGCATTTGCCGTTCCTTCCTCTTTTTGTCTTTGTAAAAATCCTTGTCTTAACTTTTCGTTTGATGTAAATGCGGCGGAACTTAAGGTTAAAAATAAAGTTATATTTTTAATTGGGACTTGTAAAAAATTTGACAATGAACTTTCCCCCTCTAAGGCGGATAAAATAAATCCATCATAAGCCGATGTTAACAGAGTCAATTGACCGCTTAAACTTTTTAATTGTTCGTCTGCCATTTTTTGAGCTGAACCGCCCGCATTTTCAAAAGCAATCCCTAACGCTTCTACTTTTGGTATATTTTTACCTAAAATAAGCAACGATGTTTGAGCTGTTCTGCCTACTTCATCAAACGCATCTTTTACACTTATTCCGTTTTTTGAAACTTCCCTTAATGCCTCGGCAAAAGGCTTGCCCGTCATCGTCAAATCTGTTAGAATACGTCTTAATGATGTACCCGCCATTGAGCCTTTTATACCGTTGTCTGCTAAAACCCCTAACAAAGCGGCTGTTTGTTCAATTGAAATGTTTGATGCCGCTGCAACGGGTGCTACAAACTTCATTGATTCGGTGAAATTAGATATATCTAATGCTGACGAAGTAAAGGATTTTGCCATTACGTCAACCACTCTTTGCATATCCGTTGCTTCGTAATTAAACGCCCTTAATGTTTGACCAGCAACTAATGCCGCTGTTGCTAAATCCGTATCAACTGCTGCGGCTAATTGACTAATTGCAGCCGTTGAATTAAGTATTTCTTGCTCTGAAAAACCTAGTTTTCCTAATTCTTTTTGTAAACCGATTATTTCCGTTGCAGTAAATTTAGTTGTTGCCCCTAATTGCTTTGCATTATCGGTTAATCCTGAGATTTCCTTTCTGCTTTTGCCCAATGTTGCTGCTAAATCTGCGCTAGCTTTGTCGAACTCTTTGACTGTATTAAACGCTCCTTTGACAATGTTTGCAAATAGCATTAATCCACCAACCATTCCAAAGGCTCTCATTAAATTTCCAATGCCTAAAATCGCTTGTTTTGGATAATTACCCACATTCCTATTAAATCTTCCAACTGCCCGATCAGCCGCTAAAACTCTTGTGTTTAAAGATTGAAATTGAGTTTGTGCCGTTCTTAATTCTTGGTTGTATTGTCTTTGCGTTTGGTCGGCTAATTTACCACGTACAATTAAATCTTGATATCTCTTGCTTGCGATTGCTTGTTGTGCCGACAAATTAGCATATGCACCCGCTAAAACCGATGTTGCGGATGCTTGTCGGTTTGCGTTTTGCGTTAAAACTCTCGTGTTAACTATTTCTTCCGCTGTCCTTACATTACTTTGTGCTTTTGCTGCTGTTAGATTAACAGTTTGTTTCTGTAAACCAGCTACAATAGTCGCTTGCTTTTGCAAGTCAGCCGTTAATTTAGAGTTATTAGTATTGTTTGCGTTAAGGTCTTTTGGAGTATTTATTTTACTTAAATTTCCACTTGCTTTGCGCGCTTCCTCTGACAATTTAATAATTTCAGCAACGGAATTTTTTAATTTTAATTCTAATTCCGTAAGTCCTTTAATTGCTTCTTTACTAACAATCGTATCTATTGCGTTTGCCATTTTATTAGTTTTGTTTTGCTTTTTCTTGCATTATTTTCACATATTCAATCCATTGAGCAACGACCACTTTTCGCGGGTTAATTGGTGCTATTTCCAATCCCATTTGTATAATTGCCAATTGTTTATAAAGCGATATGTTTTCTTTTTTACCATCGTCTTTTAATTCGTTTTGCAAAATTGCAATTTGGTTTTTGATTCCTTGCAACTCACTACTTATTCTATTTAAATTTTCAATGTCGCCAACTAATGAGTTTATTTCTGGCATTTTATAACGCCACGCTTTTAATTCCTGAATTAAAGAAAATCTTAACTCTTGACCTAATTTTGTAGGCTCAAACCCCGCATACATTATAAAAATAATTTCTGCAACTGCTTTATATTTTGCAATTAAGTTGTCAATTTTTGCCCATTTTTGTAGCTTTAATTCAAAACTTCTATCTTGTAAAGCGTTGTAATATTGCTCCATTATTTCAATTTCTGGAGTACCAATATCAATTCTTTTAGCGCGTCCATCGTAATTTTTAAGTAACCAATTATTGTCTTGAGTAGCTAAAAATCTATCAAAATTATAAATAGGTAGTTCATCTATTGATTGAAATATTTTCATAAGTGTTTTTTTATAAAGTTATCTAAATCTGGTTTTATTATTTCGTAATTTAGCTTAAAGGCGTTTTCTTTTGTCAATCCTATTAGTTTGTTTTGGTAACCGTCAAAGAATGCTTTTTTTTCGCCTGAACCTGTACCCGTGTTTGTGATTAAAACTTTGGTCAAATCCGAACTCATATCGACTTGAAAATTTCCCATAAAATCGCCTGTATCAAAGAAATTGTACGAGTCGCCCGCTATTTTTAAAGGATTAATCATTTGGGTAGCTAGACTGTAAACACCAGAAAAAACGCTACTTTTATTTTTTAGCATTAATCCGTCAACTCCCTTGCTACTTTCAATTTGATTAACGTTTAAATTTATGATTTTGTTTTCATTTCGAGCAACTGAATTTTCTGTTTCTTTAAGGATATTATCCCGAACAAATTGGACTTTTCGCAAATAATCGTTAATCGTTATCATAAGACAAATTTACATAAAAAAAGCCGTACAAAATGCACGGCCTATAATATCATTATTTTTATCATTACGAAACTATAACGCTTGCAATATCGGATTTGTATAAAACACCACCTATGTTAATCGCTATTGAATTTGCCAACGTAGAAGATGCTAAATCTACCGTGTAAACTCCAGCACTCGTGGCTGCTATTGTCAAAGCCACTTTTCCATTAGCATAAGTCAGACCACTTGGAGTAACTACTACATCGTCTTTTTTCACTAAAACATTGGCCAAAGTCAATCCCTCAACTAAATGCGTTCGATCCAATAAAGTTGGCTTAAAAGTCAAAGTTGTTGCTCCAACTGCAATTGGGTCAATAACAATATTTACATCATTTGCACCGTCTAAATCGGACGGGTCAAAGTCTAATTGATTAGAGGTAATATAAACCATACGCTCCATTTCTAATAAGTCAGAAAATTGCATCAATTGCGTTTGCATAGACGGGTTGTTTCCTTCTTTCCCTTTGTAAGTGCCTGTAAAAAGCATTTTTAATCCAAAGCCTTTAACCTCTCCACCTTTTGTTCGGGTAAAGATTTTGTTTCCTCCAACATCGTAAAATGCTACATTGTAATTGTCTTTTCCGTTTAAAGTTCTTAACGCTTTCCAATTTACCACTCCGTTGTTTAAAACGCCTGTAAATTCGGTAGGCATTTCTCCGGTTACTTGCTTAAACCCTGAACCTTCAACCGTATTAACGTTTGGATCTGGTGTATTTTGTGTGAAACTTTCGTAACCTTTTACAATTACTAAATTTCCAAGTTGCTGTTGCTCCTTGATATAATCTAGGTCCTGAGCATCAGAATATCGGAAACTTTTAGCGGAAAATTCCACTGTTTCAATTCTATCCCAATCAAACGGACAACCCGCCAACCCCGTTCCTTTTACGTCTCCCGCATCACACGCGACAACGTCTAATTGTGCTAATAAATCTGCTAATGCCATTTTATTTGATGTATTTGTTTATTTTTAAAAATTCAATTTCTTTTTTATTGTTTAGCGAAATAGTTTCGCTTAGGTTATAAACCCGTTCTTTTGTGAATTGCTTGAGCACGCTAAAAGTTTCCTCTTTTACTGCTACCTTTTTTGCTTTTCTCATTTGTTAGAATTTAATTGTATTAATGCATTTAGGCTCTCCATTTGCTTTCTCCTCAAATCGAATTGTAATATCTAAAACAACGACGTTTGAAAAATCAGTTACTTTTGTCAAGTCTTCCTCTGTATAGTTTGCTTCTTTTCTTTGCGTATAATCTCCTATAATTGCAGTTACACCGCTCTTTTCAAGTGCTGTAATTACGTTTTTTAATAATGGATTTAATACGTTTTCAAATTCAGTATTCCACACGGTCGGATTTCTATTTGTAACTAACTTACTTTCCTTTACCAAAAGCAATCTACAAACTCTCGTTAACGAATGATTGTATCTATTTACAGCTTCGTCTCCAGATGTTAACCAAATTAAAGGGTACTTGTTTCCTGCAATGGTTTTTAAAAACAAAATTAAGTCGGCTTGATCTCCCCATTCATACTTTATCGGAAAATCTTTGTTGTTGCTGTCTTTAAAAGGTGGCAACTGCAAAAATATTTCTTTAAGTATGTTTTCTGAAACTATCATATTCCTATCTGATTTTGAAATTCAAATATTTTAGGATTTCTGTTTAAGTAAATTGGATTATCATAAATAAATTTTAACAAAGAATTGTTTTCAAATTGATCATTAAAATCAAAAACGGTTGTGTACGAATGATAAAAATAGTCATTTGCGCCTTGATACTCCCTTACAAATTCATTCCAAACCCTAACAATTCTTTGAGTAGGATTAACGCCCGTCGCGCCTTTTGGGAATGCTTTAACGTCTCCAACTCCTGCCATATAGCTAACTTCATCTACTAAAAAAAAGTAGTAAACATAGTCCGCTAACAATGATTGTTTTGCCGTGCCTAAACTGTAAACAAGTCCCTTCCAATTGCCTTTTCCGTTTACTAAATCTATCCATTTTTGTGGAATCCCTGTTGTATCAGTTGGAAAAATCCCCGCAACTAAATAGGTTTCGAGTTCTGTTATTTCGGCTTTAGTTAAGAACATAAGCAACAACAAACGACAATTTTTGTCAATCAATAACTCTAAATTAGCAAAAGTTTTGCTATCTGCTTCATCCAAATTTGGAATTGCACGGCTGTTTGGTTGAAAATAACTGTCGTTTATTATGTACATATTGGTTTATTCAGTTTTGGTTGTTTCTACTTGTATCGTTGCATTCTTTTTTGCATCCGCTTTCGCTTTGGCTTTTTCCTTTGCTTCCGCTTTAAAAAAAGCATCCTGATCAGTAGAAAACTTTGCTACTTTCTCATCGCTTACCAAAGAAAATGCCGTAGAACGAACAAAACAATGTTTATCGCCTTTTTTGAAAATCTCACAATCTTCTGTAAAAACTACTTCCACGTGATTTGCTTTCATCTTCTTAAGTTGCTAATGTTGCTAATGCAGTTGTGATGTTAGTCACTTTCAAGAATCCTGAACGGTCGCCGTTTTTAACCAATAAAAGCATTCTTTTTCTAGCTTTCAACGTCATTTCATCTTCTACAAATTGATTTCCTGTCATTCCTTCTGAAATAGTAACCCCGCCCATTTCGTAGATTCTTGCATAACGTCTATCTCCAACGATTAAAACATTATCGGGCATATTGTTATCTTCGATAATAACCAATGCACCAACATTTTCTACATCTTTAAATGTATAGTTGTTATTCAAGTCTTTGTCTAATTGCAAACGGTCTAAAGTGTTTGCATTCATCAAAACCATATCTGGGGAATATTTAGAACCTCTATTGAAAACAATTGCAGTTCTTACTTTCTTAACTAAATCGTAAATGTTTGCTCCTGGGATTCCGCTTGCTGCTGGCACGAATGCTGGCACAGTTGCAACCAATCCTAAAAGAGTTACGCCTGTTCCAGGTCCGTTAATTAATTGGTTATCAATTACCGTGTTTACGTTTGTTTCTAAAAATAATCTCAACTCGCCTGCTGCTTGTACTTCATCTTCAAAGAACTCCTCTGTTACGGGCAAAGTATCGCCAATTTTTTGAAGAGTTGCGGTGTAGTCTTTGTATTTTGCTGTGCTTTCTGGAAATGCTGCGCCTTCTGCAACACTTGCGGCGGCTCTTACTGTTGTTGCTTCATCCCAATCGCGGTATTTAATTACGCCGTTGTGATTTCCAATTCCTACCTGAACTTTTGGCAAAACGTCATAAAGGCTTCTTTTTTTTACTCCTAATTGAGTAATTTCGTTTAATGCCAAATAATTTAGGTTCGGGTCAATTGACGCTCTGTTTGAAAGTGCTTTTAATTCAACTGATCCTTGACCGCCTTTACCAATTTTAACCAATGCATCTTTGTTGTCTTTTAATTCTTTTGACAAATTTTCAAACGGTGTCAACTTTATTTCAGATGCCTTTTCTTGCAATTGCTTAATAGTTTCTTGCGAATCTTTTAAAGATTTTACCAACGGCTCTAATGCCAATTCAATAGCTGCTTTTTGCAGTTCTTGCTCGTGTGCCTTCATTTCTGTTTGGTAGGTTGAAAATTCAACACCTTCCATTTTATCAACCTCTTCTGCTGATTTGTAAATAAATTTCATTTTTTTACGTGTGTTTGATTAATATCTTCTTTTTGTTTTTTGAGTGATTATAACAATCGGCTCTATTGTTTTTTCAAGTGCTTTTGCGGCTTGAATCATTCCTGTGCTATCGTTGCTTCCAAATAAAACTAAACTGGATTCCCTAACGTTTTTTGCTTCTGATACCGTAAAGAAATACAGTATTTCATCTTCAAAATCTTCTTTGTTAGCAATCAAATCAATGTTATCCATGTATGTTTTTAATTCGGCTTCGTCTCCTTTAGACGTGCTTTTCATTGCCAAATTAATACTAACATATTGCATTCTTACAGATGCTTCAATATTTCCTTCCAAAAATTCTTTATAAGACTCTCTAACCTTTGCTTTCGCTACTTTATAAATCAAAACTTCAGTTTCGCCTTTGTAAGTTTTTCCGATTGCAGAAAACGGCAACATTTGAGTAAACATTTCAATATCTTCTTTATTTGCAATAGTAGATAACAGTTTCAATTCGTGATCAGCAACTAAATAATTCTTTCCCTGTTGCTCTTTTACCGTTTTATTCCAAATGCCTTTTAAATGCAAATCTTTATGACTGTCTAAAATATTAGTGCTATTTACGGCAACGTAATAAAAATTATCATCTACCTCAAAATCCTTTATTGCTTCTAAACTTTTAGCAATGCTAATTGATTTTGAAATTAAAGTATTGCCTTTATCGCACGATTTTTGAATTTGCGATTTCTTTTCTGCCAAAATCAATTCCTTATTTGCTTTTAATTCTGCAAATAACAATTCTTTTGTTTCAAATGACTTCTTAAGTTCGTTGCAATTTATCATTTTTTTATTTCTTTACCGTTTTTTAATTGGTTTTCTTTTGCCTTTTTCATCTTCAACGCTTCTTGCTTTTGTTGTATTTTTTCGAGTTCCTGACGTGTTAGTTTAGTTGACATATTCAATAAGTTTACAACGAGTTATGTTTTTACCAGATCTAAAATTTTTCCAAACATAAATAGTATTTTTAACTTCTGTCAAAGTAGTTTTAACATTTAATGTTTTGATAATTCCTAAAATCCAAAGCCAAAATATTTTAAATAAATTTTTCATAATTATAGATTTAATTTCGTTTTACAATACAAAGATAATTAAATATTATTATTACTAGGTATTTTTTTTAAACCTTCATAATCGAGCGATGAAAAATTAGTTTCTAACATTGCATTTATTTCGTCTAATTTAACGCCCGCTTTCATCAATTCAAGTAAGGCACTCGCTTTTAACTTTTGATTGTTTATTTGCTCTTTCTCAAAAATCTTCATAAACATCAAATGATTCCATGACATTCTAATATCCTGAAAATCAAATTGAGTTTCAAACCAATCTGTTAATTTTTGTGCTTTTGGCTTTTCGCAATATTCAATTAAACGGGCCATTGCCTTTTCCTGATTTTCATAAGTGGAACCTCGCAAAGAAGTTTCTAAAATATCCCTTGGAATATTAAACATTGATCCGAACATAAAGAAGTCAGCCACAAAGCTTTCATCTAACTTTAAAGCACCCATATTTTCAACAAATCGCTTAATGTCGATCATTGACTTAACCGCGTGAATTGACTTATTAGAAAGCACTTTTTGTTCAATACTTTGCTTTTCCTCTTCACTCATCGGGATGTTTGAAAAGTCTGTTTTGGACGGGTCGGCCTTACCTGCTACCATGAACTTACCCGCTAAAAATAGGTTAATTCCTTTTGCATCCAAAGCGAGTTCCGAATTGTTAATAACTTTGTATAAAGCATCAATTCGTGAAATTCCTTTTAGTGGGTTTGATTGTCCTGCATTGGTCAAATCATGGAAAAATTCAAGTTCTTTTAGTAAAATATCTTTTGATTCGCCATTGTCAAACTTGTAGCTAATTGAACCCTCTAAAACTTCATTGTAAGATAAATTTGAAAATATAAACTTTTGCAACTTACGAATTAAAGTATCATTGTACGTTATATTTGCTGGATTTAAGAATTGTAACGAAGTATTGCCAATATTCTGTGAGTTGTTGGGATTGTACAATACAGACGTTCCGCAAACATTTAACCACCACTTATAATCCCAAAAAAAAGAAGTCCAAGACTGCATTAAATTTGGCTTTTTTACCAAAGAATATAAAAAGTCTTCCTCAATTAATTTTCCTTCTTGAAATTTATTTACTTTTCCAAGTGAAAAAATATCACAATCTAAAGAAATAACTTTTAACAATGCTGGATTCTCACAAACTTTTTTTAGTTTTTCGCGGTCTGAAATTCTATTGGCTAATCCGCCAAAACCATTGAATAAGCTGTAAAATACGTTGCCGTCTTTGTCAACGTCAAAGGTGCGTTTCTGTCTGTTTCCAAAGCCAAAGCTAAAATTAAAAGCCATTTAAGAAAGTTTTATAATGCAAATATATTAATTTTTTTCGAAATGTCGCCTTAAATATCTTTTAGGATCAATTAAGTCATCAAATGCTTTTACAACTTCATCGTCAACAACTCCCAAACGATCATTAGCATACGCGTAACTTCTAAATTCCAAATCAATTCCTTTTGATTCTTCTGTATAAAAAACGTTTGTATTTTGCAATAGTGTAATTCCAGCCATAACCGAACCCGGTGGTTTGTCAACACCATAAGCATAATCCCAGCCGTAAGACTTTAGCAATGAAATATTATCTGGTCGTGCTGAATCACAAACCACATAAGCATCTTTTGGAATGCCCAATTTTGTACAAATATAAATAATAATTCCACCCATTTGATTCATTAACATTGTTTCCATCGGGTCTAATGATGCAAGTAATTCGTTTTCACTTAAATAATTTAATTCGTGCGAATACATTGTATTTGTGTAGCGGTCATATTTACTTTCCAATATTCCCATTTTATGATTTTTACCCCAGTCAATTCCGTAAACGGGTATTGATGGAATTTTTAAATAATCTGAATAGGTGTTTCTGTACCAATTATTAAACACGCGCCCTTCAACCGCTTCTGTCCAACCACCTAAAACAATTTGATTGTATCTTTTTTCATTGGTTAATAAAAGTTGTTGATAATATACTTTTATATTATTTGCAATATATTCTTTTGGCACATCTAAATAAGAAGTATGTATATAGCAAACATTGTCTTTAATTCCATTAAATCCCGCTTCAATGTTTTTTCCTGAATAAAAGTGCCTAAATATCCAATGATGCACACTGGCCGGATTTAATAATAGAAACGTTAAATTTCTTTTTAATTTACTTCTAATAGATAAAAATACTTTTTCGTATGTTTCATAATCTGGCAGCTCTTCTGCTTCATCTACTACAAATATATTAAATCCCGACAAAGATTTTAAGTTTGCCGTTTGTGCCTTTGATCCTGTTTTTATTCCTTTAAAAGCTATCCTATTCGTGCCGTGTTCAATATGTGTATTTGTTGAAACGACTTTGTTTTCGTATTGCAAAAGTTCAATTTTGTCGTCTACTTCTGGCTTAA